GGCAACCAAGCTCCTGTTGTAGTTGCCATATTTACAGTAGCGTCAGGCGATGCAGTAAGCAAAGTATCTGGTAGATACAAGGATACGTTTAATACTCCAGAGCTAAATGTAGCATTGCGATATAAATATCCATAGACCTGTACTTGAGATGCAGGGTTGGCAGGTATCTTAAATGACATTGTTGCACCGTCGGTAGCGTTCTCAGGTTTAATCGCAACAGCTAGTGAGCCTGCAGTTCTTACAGTGGTATCAGTTAGTCCTGCACCACTTGACCAGAATGAGCCTTTGTTAGAATACCAGCGGTGAGATGATGAGTTTGTCCCAAAGTCTTGGAATGCTATATCTGAACCATCAAGCTGGTTTAAGTAGCCACTTATTAGAGTTGCTGAGGCAAAGGTACAATCCTTAAATAGTGCGGTGTTGTAGGTGGTAGTAAGAGTTAAGATATCTATTACATTAGTAAACAGCGTCCCAAAGTTACAATCAGTAAATAATATCTCTACTCCTGAACTAAAATAAATTCCGTTAGTTCTGGCAGCATTTACTGTGCAGTCCTTAAAAGTAATGTTGTTTGAGCTACTGACATATATAGCGGCGATTGCTGCGGTGTTAGAACCATTAGCTCCGTATGAATGGCAATTATCAAAAATTACGTTTGATGAGTTTGTTCTGACTGAGAATGATGAACCGCTAACAGCTGCACCTGCTCCTCCAAAATCTAAACAATTATAAAATGTCTGACCTGAACATGTAAGAGTACCAATGGCAGCGTTTGATGTGTTAGTACAGAGATTATTATATGCAACTACATCTGTAATTGTAGCGGCAGTAGTACAGTTGTTGATGTTTAATGTATTTCTTGTACCTAAAGAGTTTTGATATAAGACTGCCTTATCCATTGTATCTACGCTTGCAGCTGTGTTCTTAAAGTTAAGTCCATGTGCTGAGGCTGCACTAGAATATTCCCATCGTGTTAATCCAAAGTCTGATGTTAATAAAGTGCTTTGTGAATATACTTTATATCCTCTGGTTGTTGTAAGAGGCTTTACAATACAGTTTCTAGTTAAGTTAGCCATATGTACCCCAGCAGCGTGCGTGTATGTCAGAGCGGCTTCTACGCCTCCCGGAGTGGCACTTAATACAAATGATGTAGATGAGTTTCGAGTAATGACATATCTTATTTCGTTTTGATTATAGGCGGTTGAAGTACCGATTACTATTTCATCACCGACATCAGCGTCCCAGCCAGAAGATACGATAAGTGGGTTAGCAGCTGTACCTACGCCAGAAGCGTATTTAGTTGAAACTATATAATCTGCTCCTGAAAATAAAAGCCGACCACCCCTGTTACTTCCAGATGTAAAAATACCAAACTCACCGTTAGTTGTGTTGCAATCTATTGTTAAAGTAGAAACAAGAGCTTTGTTTGAAATATTACCAGACCAGTTAAATACGCCTGTGCCAGAACATATAATTGAACCTCTAACTGTTAGAGAAGTTGATACAGCAGTATCTGCTGAAACTCCACCACCAGTTCCAATAGTTATAGCTGCTCCCATTGTAACTGCAGTTCCATCTTGCATTGTCTTATCTGTACCTGAACCAACAACGCTAGCAACAGCCCCAGAGAATACAAGTTGTTTGGCTGTAAGCCCTGAGTTGTGAAAGCCAGCTACCCATACATCATCGTTGGCCGCTAAAGCTGAAGCGGTGTTATAAGTTGTAGTTGTCAAAAGAGTTGATGTAGTTGCAGCAAGAACTGTTCCTGATGTACCGCCTGAACTATACACTTTAACTCTGTAAGCTGAAGCAGTCAGAGTTGCATAAGTATAAGGTGTTCCAAATCTAGCATAATTCCAGCCTAGCTTAATATCTGCGTTGTTCATTGTGGCACTGGCTTTTGTAACAGTAGACTCTTGTAATTCAACAATTACATTAATAGTTGTAGGCAATGCTGAGACGTATACCCAAGCACCTGTAGCCGCATTGACTAAGTTAGGTGCAGTAAATCCAGCACTAGTAACGCCAGCAGCAGTAATGTTCTGAGAAGTGGTAGTTACCGTACCCGTTCCGACGTGAGTATCATATGACCCAGCAGATACAAAAGTTCTTAATGCCATTAGCTTATCTCCGTTCCGACTTCAATGCTTTCAGATACTTCATACTCTGCTGCAAATGCGTCTAATCGGTTCTTAATCTCAGCTTCTGCGTGAGAAGGTATAGCTTCTACTACTTGGCTTGTAAGAATAGCTTGGTCATCATCTACAATATCAAATATAAACTGCTGTGTAAGGTTTAGTGTAAGTTCTGACTTTGATGTTATTATTGCTTTCATATTACTCCTTTCTAAAATGCTGTCGCATAATCTGTATAAGTTTGTGTGGCTCGGTTAGTCCAGGCAGTGGAATAAGCTGATGCCCCTGCTACGTACTCAAACTTCTTAGTTGCTATTGTCTTTCTCATTATATACCAGTATTGGTTGCCACTTTGAAATCCAAAGTACTTATAAGTTGCGGTAGCTTCTATATCAGATATGCCATACTTGGTTTCTTGAGCGCTAGGTGGAGCAGTAGTTCCAGCAGCCCAGCAAGCTGTGGATATGTTTAATACAGTAGCACCACCAGTAGTCTTTTTAATATCCATTGTAATAGGTAGATTAGGTTCTGCAATTGAGGGTAGTGTAGAACTATTTGGGTGTTTAATCTTGTGGAATACTACCCACTCGCCATCAGGGCTGAATACTTCAAAATAAATTGGTGCTGCACCTAGCCAGCCAAAACGTATTCTGTAAAGATTATCTTTTGCAATGTTCAAAGCTTCAGGTGTACCATTGCGAGTAAATGTAGAGGTACTAGCACCAGTGAGAGTATCTTCACTAAAACTAGCTTGAGCAATAGTTGTATCTGCTCCTGATGTACGCTTAGTAACTCCAAAAGATGTACCCTCAAAACCTATAAAGAAACCATTGTTTGTATTATAAAGTCCTATTCTTTGGTAAGAGTTTGCTAAGCCTGCTGTAAATATTGTTGAAAAAGCTGCATAAGTCTCAGACATTGGGCGGTATTCTGTAGATAGATTGCTTACAGCTTTGAAACCGCCATTAGTATTTGCACCTGTGGTGAGTGTGGCTTGTCCATTTGCTACTGAGGCACTACCGCCACTTGTAGCTGTAGTTGTTAATTCTGTAAGTAAATGTGCAGCAGTTGAAGAAAAATCTATTTCAATCTGGTTAAAATTGGTTGCTGACATTGCACTACCAAACAAGTCACTAGCTGCAGTTGAGCTAGCAGCGCTGCCACCTGTGCTAGTTACTTTAAGATTGCCAGAGCCGTCAAAAAGCAATGACTCAAGGTTAGTTTCAGCTAGTTTGCTTAAGCCTGCGCTAGCAATTGCTGCTACGGCCTTATAAAATGATTTGCCGTCAGATAGTCTAACTGATACTGGTTGGCCTGCGCTGGTAGGGAATACAACATTTTGCTTTTGTACTTCGATTATAGGCTGATTAGCTTTTATAGCTTCGCCAATATTGTCAAAATACTTTTTAAGCTCTGCAAGGTTGGTTATAGCCAAATCTTTTGGCATGGCTTCTTTTATATTGCTAACAGATACTTTATGCACAGGTTTGTAAGAGTTTTCCACAATAGCTGTTGATAAAGTAGTTTCAAGGCTGTTAATAGCTTCTTGTAGTTCTGTTAAGTTGCTAACCTCAATAGTCTTTTCAGTATTTACTTTCACTTCGCCACTAACCTCTAAAGATTTTACTGGCACTTCGTAAGCGTCTATCTGCTCTTGCAGTTTTACACTAAGCAATGACATACCCTTATTTAGGTCAAGCAATAACTGTCTTTGCTCTTCCTGGTACAGTTCTTGGTTTTTTTCCATGCTAAGCGCTCGCTGGCTTGCCTGAAGGTACAATCGAGCAAGTACAATTAGGGTGCAATGGTGGTGTTCCTATGTCGGCATACTCTATACGCATTGTGCTACCTGAGTCTAGTGTTATAACATCGCCGACTTTATTAAATACGCCACCAATAGATTTTGTCTGGCCTGCGTAATTCTTGCAAAACTCGCAAGCTCCAGGGTTTATGAACCACTCGACTTCACTATAGCCGTTTTGAAAATATACATCTTGTGCTGATAGATTGCTGGCTTTTAGGCTTTCTGTTCGTGCAATTCGCTCTGCTCGGTAACCTTTAGCGTCACTGTAAACACTTTCTACTCTTTTCTTGAGGCTAACTAAGCTTTCGCCTGCGGCCTGGCCTTCTGATAGGGTTTTCTCAAGTGCCTTTACAGTATCTGTATTAAATAGCCCTGATATTTGATTGACTGATACATCTACTGTTTTTCTTACATCTGCTGACAGGGTAATTAGCTCGCCTGTTATAAAGTTAGCTGTGTCTTCAATCTGTGCGTTCATTAGCTCTAGCATTACAGGTGTCATTGCTTCGGCTAAGACTACTGACTCTTCTTTTATATTAAATAGCCACTCATCATAAGCTTTGCTACTAGCGTTAATTTTAGATATAACTGCTTGGCCTTGCTTGCGTGCAAAGGTAGATATAACCTTTTTAAGTTTAACCATATAAATTTCATTGGTAGCTACTAGTTTTCCTCTAAATTCTTCTTGTTTTGAGTTAAGCTCTTTGGCTGCTTGGCCTTTGCTTTTTTTTTGCTTGAAGCCGACAATGCTTATCTTGTTAGCATTAGATGGGTCTTCGGTAGACTCCATTGGTGCTATTGTGCCAGTAGTAGTAGGCAAGTCATCGCCGCCGTCAATTGGTGCATAGCCTAGTTCTTCTCTAACTTCATTTACAGTGAGGGCTATATTTACCAAATCTTTATGTAGCATATGCTCATATTCTTTGTCTTCTGGTACAGGACTTTCGTGAGTGACATTTATTTGCTCGCCTACGCCATTTTGTGTGTTCCAGATATTTTCATATATTCTATCAAGCCTGCGCATAATTGGCTCAATCTTTTCTTTGTTGTACATATAGCCAAAAGCTTCTACAGTGTTACGGCCGAGCGCTCCGCCATCAGTCATGCCTAGTATTTCTTTTGGCAGTTCTAACATCATCAGCACATCGTTCTTAGCCATCTTGCGTGTAATCTCTTGGTCTACATCTTTAAGCGTTGCACCTACTGCCTTAAAGTCTGCTTGGCCGCCGCGTATAAATGCAGTCTTACCAGCGTTCTCTGGTCCTTCATAGCCCTCGCGCCATTGTGAAGCAAACATCTTGAATGTCTCTTTGTCCATATCTGGTAGCGATACAATTCCGCTAGGGCTAGCGTTGTTTTTCATATAATTCAAAGTAAATACAGAAGTAGTAATCTCGGTGTCTATGTATGTAGCCGCCTTCTCCATTACTGACATTCCGCGCCACTCGTTAAATGGGTTAGGGCGTTTGTCGTGGTATATTTCATCTAAAGTGAATGGCACTTGTTGTCCGTTTGCCTTATGTAGAATATAGCCAATTAGCTCGCCTTGCTCAATAATAAGCTCCATTTGGGCTGGGTTCAATAGGTATATTTCTTTAATCTTTTGACTAGACTCGCCTTTTACTAAATACCAAAAAGTTTCGCCGTAAATTTCAAACAGCATACCAAATAAATGTATGAAGTCTGATGGGTTCTGCTGGTTCTTATTTGGGTTTTCAAACAAAGTTAGCAGTGGGTGGTTAACATATATGTCGCCAGACTTGCGTTTTATAATAGGCTCATAAATAGATAGCGATGTGCCTATCTTGTCTATGCCCTTAAATGTTATACCTTGCAATTGCCTTACTGGCGAGAATGTTGCTTCTTTTTGATAATTTCTTAATACTTGCCCGATAGGTGAAGTCGAGCTTCTTACCTCTGAGTTATAAAGCGACTTAAAAGCTGACTTAATCTTGTCTGAGATTTTCATTAAATATAATCCTAATTATGGTCTCAAGGGACTCTCAGATTATTATAGCACAATGTCATCTATGCCAATATTATTATTGCTAAGCATTTTAGTGACAAAATATCTTAAACTATCTACAGCGTCGTCATTTTCTTTTATAGGCACATCTAGCTCTTTGCCGTCTTTATCTAGCTTCCAGCTGTACATTTCTAGCTCATCAACTAAGTTTACGCATTTATCAGATATTTTCAACTGGCCTGAGTGCAATGCTGACTTGACTAAGTTAATGCCAGATACAACACTGCCTGGCCCTTTAACTGCGCTGTTAAGATAAAAAGGTAATTCCCTGTTTAAGCCAAGTATTGCAATTGGGTCTTCGCTATCTGCTACAGCAACATCTATCTCCAAGCCTTCGGTAATATCTTGTATTGCTTTAAGCCTCATCTGGTCATCTAGCTTATTTCTGTATAGCTCTTTCATTACATAAATATTACTGTCTTTGTCTATTGCGTATACAAAAGCTGCCAAAGGGTGATTGTAGCCAAAGTCTACGCTAAAGCCATAACTAACAGGCTCAAAGGGGCATTCGGCTATTGCGTCGTCACGGCTAAACTCAGTATATATACGGCCTTCTAAATCTGTAAACTCTGCCAAGTACTGCTGTGCAAATACGCTAGGCGCTATGTCACGGCGCTTTCTGTCTAGGTCTGCTTTAATGTCTGGTATCATCTCATTGTCATAACTTGTGTAATGAAAATCTTGCCAATCGCCAAGCGACTTTGTTCTGTCAATAAGTTCCTTAAATTGGCCTTTGCCCCTGGGCATAGAAGTAAACCAAGCCTCGCCATGGTAATCAAGTAGCGTCGGCTCGATTACATTCTCCCAAGCGTTCTTTAAGTTTCTAGCCACTGCGGCCTCGTCTAAATAAACTTTGTGGTACTTCTTGCCTAGCATATTATCTACGCTGTCCCAAGAGTATAGTTTTATCTTTGAGCCATTATTAAACTTAACTATTAGCTCGCTAGCATTTTTATAGGTAATAGTGTCGCCTGCTATCTTAAGCAAATCCTCCCACACAACATCTTTAGCGTGGCCATAGGTAAGCCCTACATAAGCAATAGTTATATTTGGGTATTGCAGACACCAAGATATAGCGTCAATAAGTATAAAATAAGTTTTGCCTGTTCTACGGCCACATCTTAAAATCTTAAAGCGTGCGTCGCTATCGGCTACTGTCTTCTGCCAAGTCATCAGCTTCGGCATTGTTATTGTCTGTTCTAAACTTTGGCTGTTTTGCATAAGTGTCCTCTATTATAACATTTAT